CTTTCCATTTGGCAATCATAACTGATTTGTAATTATTTGGACTTTTATAATATGAATTTGGTAAAATTTTATTCATATTATATCTATACCTATTATGGTGTTATTTTTTTAAATCAATTTTTTTTATTTAATACATTCCAGATAACGAAGAACCATCAGACGAGTGCTTTTTTCCGCCAGATGTTGCTCCTCCAATTATTCGCTTCACCGGAGACATATTGAGAAATTTACGTCCTCCAATCAGACGTTCATTTTCACTATTTTCTGGTTTTTGCGACTTTGTTTTTAATGTCATTTCTCTAGTGAGTATTCCACTATATACGGATGAAACCCCTTGCTGGGAACAGAAAATTCCAGAATTAACAGCAACAACTTGAACTTCTGGAGCAATCGATTGACTGCTGACGTTTTCGCAAGTAATTTGAATTTGGAAGTTAAAGTTGCCTAAAGAACCACTCGATAGGTAATCTGGTAGACTTAGGTCATAAGGTGGAGAAATGACAAGGAGCGAACCAGTCGTACCAACAGCAGAACCACCATCTTCAGTCGAATCCCATTGTTTACCAGAGAATTCCGCCCACGATTGAGTCGAACCATTTTTCATCGACATTTTCCATAGGTCTTGCTGGGTCGAACTCGATAGTAGACCAGAAGCATTGTTAAGATTTACACTAATCGATTTAATACCAAAGAACGAGTTAGCATCTTGAATAGTTTGCGATACCATAGGTTTGCGAACACATACAAGGAAATAATCTGGAATTTGGTTTAGTTGAATATTATTAGTTAGAAGACGAGATTCATCACCAGCGGGGATTGGGTTGCTCGAGTTTGCGTTAGTAATATAACGTGGGAAATCCATAAATGGGACTACATTTTTAGTATCAAGACGGTCAGAAGGTTGAGTCGATAAAAATTTAAGTAGCATTTGAGTATCAGCGAACATACCATCTTGGAGTAGAGCGGGAGCACCAGCAACAACACTACGTACAGCAGACTGCGAAACACCAGCAGCACCAGATGCGGTAGTTAGTAGAGAACCTTCAGAAAGAAGACGAGAAAAGGTCGAATCTAACGAAAAGTTGAAAGACATATTGTTAATACCTAATAGACCTTGAGCATTGTGTTCTGGCGAAGACCAAGTTAGAGGACTGATAAAGATTGGTTCTGTCACTTTGGTTTTTACTTGTACTACCCACCATTGTTCGTCATAGTAAGTATAAGTTTCACCCGCTGGAGCATTACCAGTTGATGCCCAGAGCGATTGTGCTAAAGCAGAAGTTCCAGCACCATCAGCAATGGACACATTGTTTACCGCAGTGGCAACACCATCTTCATCTACTGAAAAACCATTACCATAGTGATATACATAAAGTTCTACATAGTGTGCTCCACGAGGAATTTGGTCTACATCATACGAAGCATTGTTGTAAGAACCAAGAGGGTTATTAGAAGCATTTACACCACTGCTGTATTCTTGATACGCTTGGTCTGGAAGACTTGGGGTCATACCATTAAAACGATATAGATAACGAGAATCATTTAGGCGAAGAAGTTGAGGTAAAACGTCTTTTACGTTAGTGCTTACGGAAGTGTTATTAATAGTGGCACTTGCTGTATTCATTAAAGAAGCAAGAGGAAATGCTTGTAGTGCCATAGTGTTGCCCCATTGTAGAATTAGGTTGCCAGTGTCTTGCGTAATTTTAGAATCAGTAAACGAATCTACTGTGATTGGGTAAGACGAATCACCTACATTGAATTGAAATCCCATATTTGTCTCAATAAGCATATCACGACCGATTACAATATTTTCACTTGGGACTTGGACTGAGAAAATCATAGTGCTCGAGTTTTGAGCAGTTGCTGGGAATTGTTGATTTGTGTGCGAAGCAGCACCAGAGCGAACAGCATATCCTAAATCTGGGGTGATATCTGCTATAGTCGAATCTTTTACTAACATTGTCTTAAAACTTTCTGCCATTATATATTAGTAAAAGAAAAAAAATCTCTAAGTCTTATTTTAAATATTTGTCTTTCTTGATAAATCCAATTTTGACAGAGACACTACCTCCAGAATTTAATTTGAATGGGATTAATTCACCAGTTTTTAATCGATAAGAAATAACTAAATCTAAATTATGTAGAGGTCTGTTTCCGTAAAGATGAATAAGTCTGTATTGAGCAGTTGGAAGATATACAAGATTTGGTCTAAAGTTTCCATCATCAGATACTAAATCTGTGATAATATTCTCTAAATTCGCATTTGTTCCTCCAATTCTTGGTGCTCCATCTATAAATATAACTGGAGTAGATACTTGCGAAGGTTCAATAGGTAAAGTATTGGAAGTGAATACAATAGCATTAATAGGATTCCACGAAGCAGTTGTTGAATATTCTTGAACTACATCTACTACATTATAGTATGTTGCTGAAGTTCCAGTATCTGGAACTCCATCTGGAAATAATTGAGAGACATTACTTCCTCCAACATCAGCAATAATTAATCTGTGATTTTTTCCGTTAGAAGATTCAATTGTTTCATATCCTACGTAAGTTGAAGGAAAAGAATTAAATAAGTTGAATAAAGGTGCGTTAAAGTAAATTTCAATTCGTGGAGTAGAACCAGTCAGTTCATTAAAAACACCAAGTTGTGCTTTTAAAATAGCACAACCACGAGTAGCATCCCAAATGAGAACTGGTGTGTAAACAGTATCTGTATATGCTACATATCCCGGAAGTTGTCCTTGTAAATTAACTAATGCTGTTTCCATTGCTTGATAAACGATGTAAAGAAACCAATTATAAGAATAACAATTATAATATCCACTACGATTATCTTGGATACCAGTTTGATTAACAAATGGAGTATTTGGTACAGAACTACTTTTATCTTGAGGCAACCACTCTAAAAATATTTGGTCAGATTCAGCAAGAACTACCTCACCTATAGGATTTACTTGTCTCATAGTGATAGAATAAATAGTAGCATTTACATCATTATTGGGTGATGGTTGGATAGAAGGAATAAATAATGGTAATAATCCAGTGTCAATTGTAAAGCGTAAAATGCTTAAATCATAATGTTCTGGATTTTCTACATATGGACTTGAACGACTTTCGTTAAAAGCAAATGGTTTTGGATTTTTTGTGGTCGAAGAAAAGTTAGTTGTTAGAACATCATAATATACAGCATCTGGTAAATTATCATTTTTCATTTCATTTAATTGACTCATTATATACTAATAGGAGAGATTTTAATTTGAATAAAAAACTAACTATATAAATATGAGTGTGGATATTCAGTGGGTAATATTTTGTATTTGCCAAGATATAAATAAGATTTATTTTCCAGAATATTATATTAGTTAAACCAATGCCATTTAGAATGATGTCCAGAACCTTGAACTTTTTCATCACCTAAACGTGATACAATATCAGTTTTGTGTTCTAAAATTGGATTGCCCGTTTTAGATTCAATTACAATATCACCTTTTTTAAATTTATCAAAAGTTGAGACAATATCATCAGAACTACGGATAGTTGTCTCGTTTTTCTTTTTTTTATCTGAAGGCAAAGTTGCTGGATTTATATTTACAATTTTATCTGTTAAATTTTCTTCATTTAATAATTTAGTAATTTTCGCAGATTGTGAATGACCTACATTTAGAAATTCAAATGAAGGATATTTATCTTTTGCTTCTACTTGAATTTGTCTCGCATTTTGGAATCGTTTAGTATTTTTATACTGCCCTAAAAGCAAGGCAAGATTATTTGTCCAATCTTTTAATGTTGGGTTAGTTCCACGATTTGCTATAACAACTTTATTTTTATCTTTATTTACGAAGACCTTTGCCTCAGACGTAGACAAACCTCTATCTAATGTGTATCCATCTATATCTTCAACATCTCTATTTTTTTTATAAGAAGATTTAGATATTTTAGATATTTGCTTTCCAGTTAATTCTTTATCCATATATATATAGAGACAAAATATAAGTAATAATAACAATGTATTTTCGATTCGACATACAACCTAAATCAATCATAACTAAAGGAGGTTGTAAATTGGATTATATTAGTTTAAAGGTCTGGTCGAAAAATACATTATCACAAAAAACGTGGATTGTCGCATTTACTAAATCTTTCAATTTACAAAATGAAAATGCTGAAGAAGATATGTTTGAGTTTATTGAAAAAATTCGCAAAACATATAAAGTAATTCCAAAATGAACTTAAAGAGATTACATATATATAAGTAATATGGAAATTGAACTTCACGGCAACAAATTAAAAGTATTTGAATGTGGTAAGGTGCTTGTTCTTGGAAAAAT